CCGTACCGCATTCGATAAGTATATCCGACATGGCGCCCAGGCCTTGATCGGCGACGAAGCAAGAGCGCTACAAGTTGGCACAAATTCCGAGGGCGGCTACTTGACGGAAACTACCCTGGACCGCAAACTTGTCGAAACGCTCGACGAATTGAACGTCATGCGTCAGTTGTGTACTGTTATCAAGACAGCCAGCGACCGAAATATAAGTGTCGAAAGCGACGCGGCTGCCGCTGTTTGGTTAAACGAAGAGGCGGCATTTACTGAGGATGACGTTGCATTTTCTCAAATTTCCCTCGGAAGTTGGAAGCTCGGCTCGATTATGAAAGTCTCAGATGAGCTACTTTTAGATAACGTATTTAACCTCACTGGCTACCTTGCGCGCAATTTCGCAAGGCGCCTATCTAATGCCGAGGAAGCTTCTTTCGTCGACGGGGACGGGTCCTCAAAACCAGAGGGCGTTTGCACTGGGGCGACAGCTTCGGTAACGGCCGCCTCAGCGACCGTATTGACCAGCGATGAGCTGATAGATCTTTACCATAGTTGCGGCCGGCAGTATCGAAACCGAGCCAGCTGGATCATGAACGACAGCACAATTAAAGAGATCCGCAAGCTCCAAGATGGTAACGATCAGTATATCTGGCAGCCAGGAATGAAAGCCGGCGAGCCGGATATGCTATTCGGGAAGCCAGTGTATGCCAGCGGCGATATGCCAGCGACAGCTACCGGCAATGTAGCCGTCGTCTTTGGCGACTTCAGCTATTACACGATCGCAGATCGTGGGCCTCGCGTATTGATTCGACTCAACGAATTGTATGCAGCAAATGGGCAAGTGGCATTCCGTATTCACGAACGCGTGGACGGTGCTACTGTATTAGCAGCAGCATTACACAAAATTACAATGGCGTAACACCATGTAACACCAGCCGGGTCTTAACGGGTCCGGCTGGATTTTAAGGGGTCTTTAATGAGTTTAGTACAATCATCAGCTCCAAGCGTCGAGCCAGTAACAACCGATGACCAAAAAACGTGGATGCGGGTAGATGGTTCAGACGAGGATACGCTTATCGGATCACTTGCAGCGGCAGCCCGCGCATGGTTCGAGATGGCTACAAATCGCCAATGTATCACAGCGAGCTGGACCTACAAGATTACAAACTTCCCAGAGGGCGAGATTGTACTGCCGATCAGCCCATTACAATCGATAACTTCGATAAAGTACTACGACAATAACGACGTCCAACAAACCTGGTCGTCTGGCGAATACACGGTAGACACGGCAAGCACGCCGGGACGAGTAAGGCCAGCCAGCGGCTACGATTGGCCGAGCGACATACGCGGCTACAATAACGATATAGAGATCATATTCGTAGCAGGATATGGCGACGAGGCGAGCGACGTACCGGATGGCATTAAGGCGGCGATAAAGTTACTCGCCTCTAACTGGTTCGAGAATAGGGAAAGTAACGCGCCGATCAACCTGCAACCGGTACCGATGGCGCTGGAATCCCTCACATGGCAGTACAGAGACGGGTCGCTGGCATGATAGCCGGACAACTCCGCCACAGATTAAGTATACAGGGCGTCGAAAAGTCGCTCGACGATTATGGAGATCCATCGCATAGCTGGTCCACAACTGCGAGCGTTTGGGGATCTATCGAGACTGTTGGCGGGACAGAAAAAGACATTTCGAGCGAGCTAGTCGGCGTCGTTACTCATAAAATTAAAGTGAGATACATATCTTCTATTTCGCCTAATAACCAGATCTTATTCGATAGCCGGACATTCCAAATCGAGAGCGTGAACAACTGGCAACAGCGCAACATCTACCTAGAGCTACTCTGCAAAGAGGTCGTATGATCAAGATTGAAGTTGACAAAACCTCATTTAATAAAGTAAACCAGCGACTAAAGAAGGTATCGTACAAGGTACGGACTAACGTAATGAGGAAGGGAATGCGGCGCTTCACGGCGTTGATTCGCAACAGAGCGAGAGAGCTAGCGCCAGTACGGACCGGCAACCTCAAGAAATCGATCACTAGCAAAACAAGCAGCAGAGCCAAAACGGGTATGATTATAGGCCGAGTATTCGTGAGCCGCAAGCGTGGCGTCCATTATGGACATATACAAGAATACGGCTCATTTGTCAGAAAGCAACCGGCGCGGCGATTTATGACGCGAGCATTTGAGGATTTTAATAACTCGGATTTATTCGGTCACATTGTCAACGCCGCGCTAGATGAAGAATTGCGGAAAATGGGGCTGGCAAAATGAGTTTAGAAAAAGCAATACGAGCCGTACTCATTGCCGACAATACTACAAACCTGATAGTCGACGAACGCATTTTCCCTCACAGGCGGCCTAAAGGGACGATGTTGCCCGCGATTGTATACCAAAATGTATACAGCAAAATGAATGAGTCTATCGCGGACCAAAGTGGGAATAGACGTACAAGATTAAGCATTGACCTACTAGCTAGCAGCTATTCAGACGTTAAGGCGCTCCGGACAGGCGTAGAGAGCGCGCTGGTCAACTACACCGGAACGATAGAGAGCGAAACAATCCACAGTCTACGGCTAGAGTCGGCCGTCGACATCGACGAGACAGACACGCCAGGGAGCCAATTTAGCGCATTCCGTACTATTCTCGACTTCATTATCTGGCACAATTAAGGAGAGCCACATGGCAATCACTACAAACGGGGCAACATTTACATATGACACCGAGGTCATCGGCGAGGTAATCTCGATCAGTGGTCCTTCGGTATCTATCAACACGATAGACACGACAACCCTGGACGACATCCACAGAACCTTTGTCGGCGGGACAATCGATTCGGGCGAGCTGAGTCTAGAGGTCTTGATCGACCCAATGGGGACCGACGCGCAGAAATTCGAGGACGAGTGGGACGCGACAGCGACGGCAGCACCAACAGCTAAAGCGTGCGTGATCACGTTCCCAAGCGCAGCAACAGCCGCAACGTACACATTTAACGCAGTTTTAACTGGCTTCGAGCTATCGCTACCGATCGACGACTCCATTAAAGCAAATATCACGCTAAAGATTAGCGGCAGCGTTACAATCGCGTAATGTTAAGCCGAGAAGCAATACTACAAGCCGACGATCTGCCGCGCGAGGCGGTCGCTGTACCAGAATGGGGCGGCGAGTTATATGTCCGAACGCTTACAGGAACAGAGCGCGATCGCCTAGAGGCGTCGCTACAGGGCAAGAAGGACCGAGTAGATCTCGAAAACGTCCGGGCCAGGTTCGCAGTCTTGACGATCTGCGACGAGCAAGGTACGCGGCTCTTCACTCATGCCGACATCTCCAAGCTAGGCAAAAAATCAGCGGCGGCGCTCGACCGAGTATTCGCTGTAGCTCAACGTCTTAACGGATTCTCCGACAGCGACGCGAGGGAAGTTAGCGCGGCGGGAAACTAAAGAGCCGCCCGGCGCGGCGTTTTTACTTTCTTTTAGCCGGTCATCTTGGTATGACGGTCCGCGAATTGTTGGCCAGAATAGACTCGGCAGAGTTGTCAGAATGGATCGCGTATTTCCAACTAGAGCCATTTGGTCCAATACGCTCGGACTTATCTGCTGGAATTATTGCGGCGACAGTCGCGAACGCCAATAAGGGCAAAGCTGGCAAGGCATTCCAGCCGGTCGATTTTATGCCGTACGCGGAAGATAACAAACCCAACCAAAACGAGGACGACATGATGGCAATACTTAACAAGATGGCGAAGGGGAAATAATGGCAACAGTTGGCAGTCTCTTTATTAACGTCAAGGCGCGCACAGCTTCATTCAAGAAAAAGATGTCCGGCGTATCTGCAACGATCAAGAAGCTATCTATCGGCTTTGGCAAGATTGCCAAGAAGGTCGCGCTATTCGGCGCGGCGATCGCGGCGCTTGCGTTGGTTGCTATTGTCGGCTTGACTAAGAAGGGTCTCGCGGCTGTTGATTCGATAACGAAGCTGGCGAGATCTCTCGATACCACTACCGAGGCCATCTCGGCAATGCAGCACGCGGCGGTGATTGGCGGCGTCGACATAGAGAAGATGGATAAGGCCATCGGTAAGATGTTCAAGAATGTTGGCGAAGCGAAGATGCTCGGCACTGGCGACGCGATCGAGGTATTTAAATCTTTGGGCTTAGACATCGACGCAATCGCTGGGATGCAAGCCGACGAGATGTTCGGCACAATTGCGGACAGTATTAACAAGCTCGGCACAGCTGGCGAACGTGCAGCGGCGGCGAATAAGATATTCGGGCGGACTGGCGTAGATCTACTAAACGTCCTAAAGGATGGATCACAGGGCATGGCGGAGATGCGCAAAGAAGCCGAGATGCTAGGCCTCACATTCACCGATAAAATGGGCAACCAGGTCGAGCAAGCCAATGACGCGTGGGCAAGGATTGGCGCGATATGGCGAGGATTATCTAACCAGCTCGCCGTACACTTTGCCCCGATTTTGATCGAGATAGCCAACCGGATCCGTGATTTTGTAATTGACGCCGGCGGCATGGGACAAGTGGCCGAGTATATCGTTACAGCTATCACATACGCCGGCGCGATTGTTTTAGATGTTATTAAGGGTATGACGATTGGCTGGTATGCTTTTAAGGGAGCAATCCTTACAG